ACTACGAAGGTGAGATCCGGAACCAAGGCGATCTTGTCAAGATCCGCACGCGTCCGACGATCCAGATCGATAACTACTCCGCCAATCAGGACCTCACGGTTCGTCGGCCGGGTAGCAACATCGTCGAGCTGCTGATCGACAAGGGCAAGTACTTCAATCTCGCGCTCGACGACGTGATGGAGATCCAGTCGGACATCGACCTGCTCTCCACGTGGTCTGAAGATGCTGCCGAGCAGATGAAGATTGCTGTCGACACCGACGTGCTGAACTACCTCGCCACTACCACCGACATCAATGCCCTCAATCGGGGCCTTAATGCCGGTAAGGTGACGGGAGACATCAACCTCGGTGAGTACGGCGTGCCGGTGTTCGTCAACTCTGCTTCGCAGGGCACTGGGGCTGGTAACGACAGTTCCAACGACAAGTCCATCACCGACTACATCGTCGAGTGTGGTCAGGTCCTCGACGAGCAGAACATCCCCGAGTCTGGTCGGTGGATGGTCGTGCCCGCGTGGTTCGCTGCGAAGATCAAGAAGTCCGAACTGAAGGACGCCTCGCTGTCTGGTGACGGCACGAGCATCCTGCGGAACGGGCGGATTGGCATGATCGACCGGTTCACGCTGTACCTGTCGAACCTGCTGCTTCCGCAGGACAACTACGACGACGAGTACCCGGTCCTGTTCGGTACCAATGCTGCGCTGACTTTCGCTGCGCAGTTCACCAAGATGGAGACGATCCGCTCCGAGCGGTCCTTCTCCAACCTGCTCCGTGGCCTGCAGGTCTACGGCTACAAGGTGGTGAACGGTGTCGCGATCGGTCGTGGTGTTGTAACCAAGGGCTAAGCCCTGACGAACCCCGGGGGGCTGTAACAGGCCCCCCGGGTTTCTTAACGGGAGGAGCCCATGGCTACGTATCAGACGATCATCGACGATAGCCGGGTTCTACTTCAGGACACGGTAGACAACCGGTTTTCGGACGCCGACCTCGTAGCCGTACTCAATCGCGGCTTGCTGGAACTTGCACGCCTGCGTCCTGACGCGTTCTACACCCTGTACGACGCGAACTCCCTGAACGTACCTCGCATCACTGCCGGGACCCCCGGCTCTGGCGAGACTGCTCTTTCCGCCAAGGTTGACGTCGAGGAGCAGTTCATCCCCGCACTTGTGAACTACGTCGTTGCGGTTACCGAGATCACGAACGACGAGTTCACCGAGGACGGGCGCGCTATGATGTTGCTTCAGCAGTTCCGCTCGACGCTGTTGGGGATCTGATCATGACCGACTCGGTCTTCCTCGAAGGTACTGGGTGCGAGTGCGACGTCACGCTAGACACGTGGCTCAAGGATGCGCTCCCGCTGACGCCCGGGCTGGTGCGCGCTGTCGCTGCCCGCGAGCTTGTCCTCGCTGCCCGCGAGTTCTTTGAGCGGTCCTACGCGTGGCGCGTGCGCATGTCGAACATCGCTGCCCGTACCGGGGACAAGGAGTACTGGCTCTCGCCGTACGACGAGTTCTCCAACGTGGTGGCTGTCCTTCGTGTCATGTTCAAGCCTACTGACACGAATGCCTACAGCCAGCTAGCGCCGATCGCCGCCCCGCCACTCGAGTCGGACTCGACCTCGAACAGGCCGGTGGCGTATTACGTCAGCAACCCACCTGACGCGATCAAGGTCCACCCGCAGCTCGAGTCGGATGATCTCGGCACGTTGGCTGTGGACGTTGCCCTGACTCCGAAGCAGTCAGTCGAGCACTTGCCCCGCATTGCCGCGATCAAGTTCTACGACGCGATACTTAACGGGTACTTGTCGAGGGTCCTTCTGCACCCCAACAAGCCGTACTCGAACCTCCTTCTTGCCGGTGAGCATCGTCGGCGGTTCATATCGGAGATTGGTCGCTGGCGTTCTGAGGCTGGCACTGGTTTCAACGGTACCCAGAACTGGGTGTTCCCCGGTGGCTGGAATGTGGCGCGACGTTGATGACTGCACGCGTTTACCCCGTTGCGGCGCAGGCTCTGGTTGACGAGACCCTTGACTGGGAGAGCGGTACTTTCAAGGCGCTGCTTCTCACGCAAGGCTTTGTGTACAGCGCATCCCATTTATACCGTAGCGACATAGACAACACGTTCGTGATCGTTACGAGTAGCGCGCTTTCCGTGCCCGAGGTGACCGGTGAAGGAGACGCTCGGGTTTACTCTGCGCAGTCGCCGATAAAGTGGGCGCAGATACTTGATGATCGCTCTGCCTACCATGTAGTCCTGTTCGAGGACACCGGCACGCCTACCACTTCGCGCCTTGTAGCTTACTGGGGGCCTGACAGCATTCTCGGCACTCCACTGGAGCTGAATGGAGAGGACTATTTTCTGTACGCGTATGCGGAGAATGGTGGGTACTTCCGGGTTGTTCCGGGGGAGACAGTCGGCCAGCTCTCCACTACGCCGCTCGCCGACAACCTGACGCTCGGCGAGACCTTCGGCGAGTCAGCTCTGTTGGCCTTTGATGTCTACCTCGGCCGCCGCCTACTTGCCAGTGATCGTGCGTGCGCACCGCGATCTGGGGTAGAATCTTGTTGCCAGCCGGTGATCTCGAGGTCGTCATGCGCATAGGGGCCTACAGCATCCTTGGGCGTTATGTTCAGCAGCCGAACGAAGTTCGTCGCCGGCTGGTGAACTATTCCCGTTGGCTGGAGGAAGATGAGCGCATCACTGAGGTGACCGTGGCGGTCGACAACGCGACTACTCCGCCTTTTTTGGTCACGGACATCGTGATCGGTCCAGACGCGGACCGCTTCGCGTACTACGCCGAGGGCGGGGTCAGCGGTGAGGAGTATACCGTCACGTTCACGGTGACGACTAGCGCCGGACAGACTCGAGAGGATGAGATCCTCTTCGACGTGAGGGAGATTCAGCGTGGCTAAGCAGCTCTTCTCGAACAACGCAAGCAGCCTCCTTGCTGCCAGCATTAACCCGGCTACTACAGTGATTCAGGTTGCGTCTGGGGCGGCGTTTCCGAGTCCGACTGGCGGCAACTATTTTGTGGCCGCTCTTGTGAATGCCGACGGCGATCTCGAGATCGTGAAGTGCACCAGTAGAACTGGCAACCTGCTGACGGTGGTGCGTGGGCAGGAGGGTACTACAGCTCAGTCGTGGGTTCTGAACACGACACGTGTGGAGCTGAGACTTACCTCCGGCACCATGGACAACTTGCTGCAGAAGAGCGGCGACACCGTTACTGGCGATATTGACTTCGCCGCTAACGAACTCAAGAACGCTCGTCTTACCGGATCTACAGTCGTTGTAGGCGGCATTCTTGCCGGTACTGCGATACGTGGAACGGAGAACGATTCGTCCAATCAGATAGTCGTGCCCAATAATGGTACTCGCGCTACTGCTGGCGGGCAGAAAATCGTAGTCGAGACCGACCCAGTGATGACCCGGTTCCCGACCGGCGCCATCATCATGTGGTTCGGTTCGCTGTTGTCCATCCCGACCGGGTGGGCGCTCTGCGATGGTACGAATGGTACCCCCGACTTGCGTGGCCGGTTCGTTCGCGGTGCCGGCGGCCCCACCTCGCTCAACGAGACGGGCGGGTGGAGCGGCTCGTCTATTAACGTCGACCCCGGCGGCGGTCACACCCACCCGCTGACCATCGGCTCCACTGCTCTGACTGTTGAGCAGATGCCTGCGCACGGTCACAGAATCTGGGCCACTCCCGGTTCTGGTACTGCACCGCGCTCCCTCACTCAGACAACCGTGGGTGCTACTGGTGACGGAAAAGACGCTCAGTTCTCTAGCTACATCACGACCACTGGTGCCGGCATTAAGGTCCTTGAGGAAACTGGTGGCGGTGAGGCGCACACCCACACTTCCACTCTGACTGCGGCGAGCGCACACCAGCACTCTGTTCCCACAAGCACCATCGTGCCGCCGTACACCGGCATCTACTACATCATGAAGGTGGCAAGCTGATGGCCTTCATCTTTGCTAACAACGTGTCGGATGTTACGACTGTGGCGATCGCTGCCGGCGATACCACGATTACGGTCTCTAACGGGGATCTTTTCCCTGACCCTGACCCGTACTACGACGAGTTCGTGATCGTGGTCCGCGACCCAGCCACCGGTGTTCGCGAGATCATGTACTGCGACCAGCGCGAGTACAACGTGCTGTCTGTTTTGCGGGCGCGGGAGGGCACCACTGCGCAGTCGTTTCCTGTTGGCGCTCAGGTCACCATGCCGATTACTGCGGGGATTC